CATTTGCACGTTGCCTGTAAACGTACCTGTCGCGCCTGAGATATTCCCAGTGACATTGCCAGTGACGTTGCCTGTAAACGTGGTTCCTGAGACTGCACCCGTAAACACACCTGTAGAGCCTGTAATGGGGCCACCCAATGTAGCGATGCGAACAAAGTCTGCGCCGTTCCACGCGACAACAGCAGTTTCACCGTTGAGGATCGTTACACCCGTTGTTGGGCCGGGAGCAGCCAACTTGACCGAGAAGCCACCACTCGTTTGGTTATAGACAACATACGTCTTGGACTGCGCTGGAGCAATGATAGTCCGCAGGGCTGTGCGAGCCCCCGTAAACGAAAGGATTGCTGCTCTGGCTTGATTGGCTGAACTTACCGTGGCTGTCAGCGTGACATCTGCATCAGTAGATAGCGTGGTAGTCCCCGCAACCGCAGAATCCAACAAGGAAGTAATTTCGTTGTTGACCGTTTCGCCCCAAGTACCAGAAAGAGTTCCAGTAGTGGGCAGCGTCAAGCCAAGAAGGGGGGTTGCTGCCATGTGAATCCTAAGAATTGTTCGTTTAAGTGATTATGCGCTGATGTTGGAAGCAGCGATAAACAGATCGTCCACTTGAGTATCGGTTAAGCCCAACATGGTAGCAAGCGCGTTCAGCGTCGGGCTTGACCTCTCCCAATCCGTCGCATTTTCCCACGCCAACCGGGTGATGTCGTCTTCGCCCAAGGTGGCAATATAGGTGCGGATCGTGGGCAAGTAGCCACCAGCCGCAAGGACGGCCAACGCTTGAAACCTCGTCACCGTTGCGGGGATGGGTGGCGGTGGTGCAATGTAGGGGTCAGGCGTGTTGCCTTCAGCAAGCCATGCGAGATATTGCTGGTAGTCGGTGTTGCCAGAGACAAATGGAATTTCCATTTCCCGCTCAACAAGCAAAACTGAGTTCAGAAGTAGTCTGTACATTTTACAACTCCGCACTTAATCCAACAGCAGACACGCCGTTGACTATCATAAAGAAATCTTTCACAGTACCAGCAGACGTGGCAAAAGTTGGGGCGCAATAAATGCCATTTGGCTGCGCGGAGTTTATTCCAAGAGATGTATATGCTGTTTGCGTATCACCGACATATACACTACCAGTATTAGGTGTTGCCGCTGGAGCAATTCTCATTTGTACGGGTGTGGAAATAAAAGCATAGGACGTCAAACCGCCAGTACGAAGTTGTCCGTTTCCAAAGAAATTTGATGCTTGGAATTGAATATAGTACCTCTGACACAACGCCAACTCCATCCCAATCGGCCGTTGCTCGAATGGCGTGGCTACGGGGCCGACTTCGAGTTGGACGTCTGTGATATCCAAGTAATCGTTTGCCGTTCCTGTTCCACTTGTGTAAACAGAAACAATTTGCACACCCACTTGAGTAGTTAGTGCAGGAATGGTGGCTGTCCCGTAAAAAGTAGAAAACGAAGTGCCTAGCGTTCCTGTCAGGGTGACATCAGTTGATGCAGCAGTCGTCCAACTGTTGCTTATCATCAGCGTCGGTGACTGATCTGTGCCCGTCCCTGTTTTGATAAATACTTTTGGTAATGACGCGCCCAGATATGCTGTTCCCGCTCTTGCCTTAAAACTAATGCAAACGGTCTGACCAGCCAACCCATAAGAATTTAGGGTTTCAAATGCTTGGGCGGCAACCAATGAACCAACATACGTTCCAGAGGTTCTAGCAATTCTCAACAGTGTATTTGATGACCCTCCACCCAAAGCGTAAGTGGTTTGGCCCATCGTGAGCGTTCCAGACGGTGTTCCAGTAGCAAACGATGCCCATCGGTCTGCCGTATAAGCCACGGTTCCTGTTATTGCTCCAGCAGAAACGCCCCTTTGATTGACAGATATATTCCCATTGATAACCCGATTCCGCAGCCCCGCCAACTGACCGCCATTTTGGGATGTGGACTGTATGTTCCCTGTAAACGTACCTGTTGTCCCTGAGACTGGCCCCGTAAACGTGCCGTTGACTCCAGAGACATTACCTGTAAAGGCTCCAGTGGTTCCCGATACCGCTCCGCTAAAGGTTCCCGTCACTCCGCTGATAGAGCCAAGGATGGTGTTGCTGAATGTCTTATTGCCGCCGATGGTCTGATTACCAACAACGTAAACGCCATCAACTACTGACGCGGCGGTTGTGGCGGACAAAGCATTGCCGTTGATAGTGGAGGTAAACGTCTTGATGCCATCAATGTTCTGATTGCCGATTGTGTACACGCCGTTGGTGACGGTATCAGCATTGCCCACCAACGCTCCCGTGAAGGTACTTGAACCGACATTGGTCAACCCCGTGATGCTTAGAACCGTGTTGCCCAGTTGCAGTGAGGTGATGCCCAGCGTCACTGGCGTGGCAAAGTTAACATCCAACTGCGCGAGGGGGATGATCCCTGATTGGGTCGCAAAGATATTTGGGACGGCCATAGTAGTCTGCCTGTGTTATTTATATGGTTTGAATAGGAGTCCACTGTGCATTGATGCCAATCCCCCACTCAACATTTACGCTAGATGCATTACTCCACACCACGATACTACTGCTTGAGTTTGACCACTGGATCAGTTGCGCTTGGTCAATAACATTCCACGTTGTTCCGCCATTGACAATTGAAGTCCAGTTCGCTGCGCTTCCCGCAGTCCAAGTAACGCTGTCACCGGATGCATCATCCCACACAACAATGGCGCCGCTCGTATTTGACCATTGCACAATTTGTGCTTGGTTAATGAGCGTCCACGCAGTGGGCATACTAATCTTTACACAATTCTCAGGACTGCGGAACTTGAAGTATTAGCGGGGAAAGTAACGGTAAACGTGGCGTTAGATATTTTATCCGCACCGAAGTCCAGCACCGCTATGGACTTGCTTCCTGCTGTCACGTTGTAGATCAACGCGCCACGCGCAGTCAATGCAGCGTTAAACACTGGGTTGTCGAAACTGATGTACGCAACATTGTTGGCTGAACTGATCGTTACCCCAGTCAGCACAACGCCCCCGGCTGTATAGCCTGACGCTACAACCTCATCGCTAGTGGTGTAAACAGTGGTGTTTGCATCCAGTGTGGCGGCAGAGGTGTACAAAGCCATCTGAATGGTATTCGTCAAAAGGTTATGAACTGCTTGAGGCAGTTCAGCCTTGAAACTGGTCGTCATCGTTTGTGAAATTGCCATATCAGTTTACGGGCTGACGATACTGACCAGAGCGGAATGCATCTTGACGCTCAAGACCATCACCCAACCGTTTAGCCAAAATAAGGGCTTCTTTGTACTTGCCATCGTACAGGGCCATCATGTCCTGCTCACCTTTCATGTAGGTGTAGGCTTCGACCAATGCGCCATAAAGCAACACGGTGTCAAAGTTGTCCCCAAGCCATGTATGCCCACCCGATACCGTGGTAATCGACTCGGGGTAAAAAAAGTAGTGCAGTTCTAAGTTGTAAATAACATCTGGAGAAGGGCCAAGGATAAACGACAGTTCTTGGGTGTTGGTCGAGTCAGGGCCAAACAGCGCGTAATACTTTGGCATCCCAGTGCTTGATGGCACTGGATACGCCTCACGGATAAAGTTCACATCCTTGTTTAGCAGGTATGTGTATGCTCCACCCGTAGGAAAAACAGCCATTGAGTACGCCGACAAGAAATCCGTTGGGCAAGCCAGATATGGAGTGTTGGCTGTCGTCAAGCCCGTCACGTTCTTCCGCAGCGAAGGAAACTGGATGGTGTTGAATATCCGAGTTTCTGCTTGAACGATGAACGTATTCATGTCCGCCGTAGGGAATTGGTTCTCCGTGTAAGAGGAGATGGCCGCTACCAATTCTGTGTACGTCATGGCTTTATCCGTTTAAGCCATTGGCCCACGGGACATCTTGCCCTTGGTGGCGCATCCTGCTCCGCGCATCTCGATGCCGTCCGTCTTGACTGGGCCAGTGTCGCCAATAGAAACGCCAGCAAGCGGAACCCAACCCTCTTTGCGGTGCATCTTGGGAATCAGACCGTAATCGGCTGGAGTCATTGGCTTGCCGTCCATCGTGTGCGGCTTTGCGTAAACGCTGGCCTGACCGACTTCCTTGCCGTTTTGTTTCTGAGTGAACTTCATAATTCAGCGCCCTTGGTTAGCAGCACGGGCCATATTACGGCCCATTTTCATGCAGCCTTCAGAAGTGGGGCCACCCTTTTTGAATTTGGTTGGCTTGTCCTTGGGGTGCATATTTTTCTCATGTTTTTGAACGGCCTTGGGGCCGCTCATTGGGGGAATCATTTTCTTCATACCAACTCCTTACGTTGTAACTATCGTGACTGTACCAACAATACCTGCTGCCACCAAGGTGTTTGGAGTTAGCAAGACATCAAACCCTCTTGACCCACCCACTGGAGCCCAGCCCCATTGAATGTCCCGGTTCTCAACATATCCAGCAAAGTCTGGCCGTGGATCACGAACAGCCTGTGGATCATCCACCGGATACATACCCAACTGCAACTGAGGCTGATCTGGTTCCCAGCATTCACGGCAAACCTTAATCGCAACCTCTTTGGTCTTGATTATAAGACTCTGAAGGTCTTTGAGTTTTACCCGAATGCCACAACGATCACATTCGGCTATCGCCTTTTTACCAGCGGTAAACCTGTTTGCCATGATTAACTAATGAACATCTGCCGAGGCACGAAGCGGATCGCTGCCTTCTCGCGGTCTTCGGTGGAAGCCAAGTCCCAAGCCTCATCGTACTGGGCCTTCAGAACCTGCATACGTTCAAGCGCATTGGGCAACTTCATACACAGGTAGTACGCCAGTCCCGCCACCATGCAGGGGATGAAGCG